GGACTTTCTGATGCAGTAGTCAAAGAAGCATTTGGTTGGAATGACAAATATATTAAATCTTAAACAAGGAGAATAAATTATGATTGGTATTGAAGTACCTAATGTTGTTTTTAAAACAAGAGTACGAGATGAATCTATTGGTGGTGATAATCCTTATCGTTGGGAAATTGTAACAACCGAAGACCTGTTTGCCGGAAAGAAGATTGTTCTCTTTTCACTTCCAGGAGCATTCACACCAACTTGTTCAACATATCAACTACCAAGATATGAAGAATTATATGATGAATTTAAAAAATACAATGTGGATGAGGTTTATGTTCTTTCTGTGAATGATTCATTTGTGATGAACAAATGGTTACAACATTTGAATATCAAGAAAGTCAAACCAATTCCTGACGGAAGTGGAACTTTCACAAGAATGATGGGTATGCTTGTGGACAAAGACAATCTTGGATTCGGATACCGTTCATGGAGATATGCAGCGGTGATTGAAGACATGACTGTGACTGCATGGATGGAAGAGCCGGGAAGGACTGACAATTATGACCTAGACCCATACATGGTCTCCAATCCAGAAAATGTTCTGGAATTCTTGGGCAAATTTTTACCCGAATAATTCTCTTGACATTTCCATCAGACAATGATAATATATATTCATAAGACTAACCTTTTCAGGAAATCTCATGAATACTATTATTGTGTCTGGTGGAACCAAGAAAAAAAGATTACTGATAGAATCAGTTGCTCAATTCATGATTCAAAAACTTTTTCCTCGCTTTAGAACTCTCCAACTAGAATTCATCCTTTCCAATTTACAAAAAGAAACAGGTGTCTGTGGATTTTGTAATGCGTTTTCTCGCCGTGATTTTCTTATTGAAATAGACAAAACTCTTGATCTATATGATATAATTGAAACTGTTTGTCATGAAATGATTCATGTCAAGCAACATGCCAGGAATGAACTTTCTGGATATAATTATAAAAAGAAATTTGTATTCTGGAAAAATACAAAGTATTTCATTGAATCAGAAAATTATGAAGACTTACCATGGGAAAAAGAAGCCTATGAATATGAATTTATCTATGGAAAAGAATATTTAATTTATGCAGGTGTATGGAAAGAATATGGAACAGATTGATGATATATTTGTATGTGTTGATTGTTATCAATTGCTAGAAATAGGTGATGCAACTTATTTTGATGGAGTGTATGAACCAGAAATGGCTGATCAACGTATATATGAATGTGAACTAGGAATAACAAGATTAGTAGAAATATTTGGTGATACTTCTAAATTAAGAAGTTCTGGAAAAGAAATGGATTTCTCACGATTTCCTTGTCAATGTTGTCAAAACAAAGATGCGGGAGAACGCTATAAATTTATGGTATATCAATAAAAAATATCTTGACTTTTGCTTTTTATTGATGTATTCTTTCTTTGTCCGAGTTTGATATAGAGATAACCATGAATATATTTTACCTATCCAGTAATGCATCAGAATGTGCCAAGATGCATTGTGATAAGCATACAGTGAAGATGATTATTGAATATGCACAACTTTTATCAACAACACACCGTGTATTAGATGGAGAACAATACAGTGACAAAACCAAAAACCAAAGAAACATCAAAAGATGGAGAATGGAAGATACTAGACTTGAAAGAAATCTTTATAAAGCTAGTCATATTAATCATTGCAGTAATATATGGACTAGGAGTAGCATTAGCCATTATCAGTGGTTACTTGAGTTATGGCAATACCTTTGTAAAGAATACACTCATAGATATGGGAGAGAACATCTAACAGAAACAAAACTAAAGAATATATTAATCAATTCACCTAAAAACATTTCAAATGAATCCTTCATAGAACCACCTCCTGCAATGCCTGATTATTGCAAAGTTCCAAATGATTCTATTGCATCATATAGAAACTACTATATAAAAGAAAAGAGTTTTGCTAAATGGACAAAACGTAACATTCCAGAATGGTATTATGCCCACATATAAATTTATTAACCATGAAACAAATGAAATATTTGAAGACTTTCTTACTATCAATGAGAAAGATAGACTTCTTACGCTTAACACACACATTGAACAGGTTCCTAATGGATTTGCTATTGTTTCCTCTGTCGGCTCTATTGACTCTAAAAATAATCAAGGTTTCAAAGAAGTCATGTCCCGTATTGCCGAAGGAAATCCAAATACACCTCTTGCCGAACGGTACGGTAGGCGTTCTGCTAGAGAAGTCAAGGTGGCTGAAGCAGTCAAAAAATGGAAGAATGTATAAATAGTTTTTCATTATTCCCATGAGTTGATTGATGAGCAATAAAAACAAAGATGTAAGATTTCATAACTTAATCAGTATTAAACCAGTTACTGAGAATCAAAAGGTGGCATTCAATGCATACAAGGAAAAGAAAAATCTTTTTCTGTATGGTGCTGCTGGAACTGGTAAAACATTCGTTTCTCTTTATCTTGCCTTCAAAGATGTGCTGAATCCTGAAACACCATATGAATGTGTGTATTTGGTACGTTCAGCCGTACCCACTAGAGAAATAGGTTTTCTTCCTGGAGATGAGGAAGACAAAACTGCACTTTTTCAAGTACCATATCAAAACATGGTACAATTCATGTTTGAACAACCAAATGAACAAGCATTCAACATGCTCTATGATCGTCTGAAAAACCAAGGATCATTGATGTTCATGACCACCAGTTTTCTGCGTGGTATTACTCTTGACAATGCTGTCATCATTGTTGATGAATCCCAGAATCTAAATTTTCATGAACTTGATACAATCATGACAAGAGTTGGTCAAGATTCAAAGATTATGTTCTGTGGTGATTTCTTTCAAACAGATTTACAAAAGAATATTGAAAAAGAAGGAATGCAAACTTTCTTGAATATTATTTCAAACATGGAAGAGTTTGCTACTGTTGAATTTACAATTGGTGATATTGTGCGTTCAGGATTAGTCAGAAGTTATTTAATAAACAAAATAAAACTAGGAGTAGACTGATGTTTAAATTGTCAGGACGTTCTATTGATAAACTAGAAGGTGTAAAACCAGAGTTAGTTGAAGTTGTAGAAAAGGCTATTACACTGACCAAAGTTGATTTTGGTGTCATTGAAGGATTGAGAACAGAAGAGAAACAAAGAGAATTGGTTGCAGCAGGTGCATCACAAACCATGAAGTCAAAACACTTGACAGGTGATGCTGTGGACTTGATGGCGTATGTAAATGGAAGAGGATGTTGGGAATTGAATGTATATGATGAAATTGCTGATGCAATGAAAGAAGCAGCCTATGAATTGGATGTAATGATTCGCTGGGGTGCAGCATGGAATATTAAAGACCTTGCGCTCTGGGAAGGTACTGCTGAAGAAGCAATGAATCATTATATTGATGAAAGAAGAGGACAAGGAAAGAGACCGTTCATTGATGCTCCACATTTTGAATTGAGTTGACTTATGTCAGAATTTGGATTACCTCAAAACGGATTTATACATGTACCCGTTGATAATGGAGATGTAAAAGTTCATGTTTGGAATTCAAGAACATTCTGGTCAAATAAAGAAAAAAAGGAAAAAAAGGAAAAAGAAAAAAACTCTTGACATTTATTTTTAGATTTGTTATACTGGCTTAAATTTAATTGAGATTTACTATGTTCAAACACCTTGATATTTCGTTACCAGATGCAACCGCCAAGACAGTTGATGGTAAAAGATTCTATTTCACTGAATCTGGTGGAGTTTATCCTTCTATCACAACTGTTCTAGGTGCATCCGAAAAGAAAAAGAAGTGGTTGAGAGAATGGCGTGATTCGGTTGGTCATGATGTGGCCAACTATATTTCCAGAACATCTGCACAAAGAGGTACAGCATTCCATAAAATATGTGAAGATTATATAAATAATAATAACATAATTCATCACAAGGAAAAATTTCTACCTTGGTGCATGTTCAGTCAACTCCAACCAGTTCTTGATGAGCACTTGCAAAATGTTCATCTTCAAGAACAACCTCTTTGGAGTGACCAGTATCGTATTGCTGGTCGGGTTGATTGCATCGCTGAATGGAAAGGTGTTCTTTCAGTTATTGATTTTAAAACATCAAAGTCTGAAAAGAAAGATGAATATAATCAAGACTATTATATTCAAGGTTCTGCATATTGTGAAATGTACCAAGAATTGACTGGTACACCGATTGACCAATTTGTAATTTTGATTACCACAGAAGATGGTATTGTACAGGAGTTTGTCAAGAATAAAGAACCATACCTTCAGCCATTAGTGGAAACCATTGATGAGTTTGTATCACAATGGGAAAAAGAAA